TATGACGGCCGTAGACGAAAATAATATGTTTAGACGGCGTAGTAATTTATTACTTACGTCACGCCAACAGGGTAAAACGCACCTAGCTCGTATGATGATGCTAGGCCATATGTTTTTATTTGATAGTCCTAATGTACTGATTATGAGCTCTAACCGGTCTATGGCCCTAGACACCTTTAGGCAAGTGGCCTACGCGATCGAGGGCTCAGCCGATCTCAGCCGGCAGGTTAAGCAGATCCGGTACGCCAATGGTACCGAGTCGATCGAGCTTAAAAACGGGCACCGGCTGGACGTAGTAGCGGCAACTCGTGACGGATCCCGTGGACGTAGCGCCTCGTTTTTGTACATAGATGAGCTCCGCGAAATTAGCGAGGAGGGGTACCGGGCAGCTACTCCTACCACTCGTGCAAAAGTCAATAGCCAAGCCTTGTACACGTCAAACGCCGGGGATGCTTTTAGTACGGTGCTCAATGACCTACGCGAGAGAGCTCTCTCAAACCCTCCCGAGACTTTTGGCTTTTATGAGTACTCAGCTCCGGCTTTTGCCAAGATTACCGACCGTAGCGCGTGGGCTTACGCTAACCCGGCCCTCGGCTACCTATTCGACGAGTCAGTATTAGCTGAGGCGGTAAGTACTCAACCAATCGAAACTACAAAAACCGAGATGCTCTGCCAGTGGATCAGTTCGACCGCCTCACCTTGGCCGCACTTATCGGTAGAGGAGTCAGGCGATAAAGACTTAAAGCTAGTGCCCGGACCGCTTACTATTTTTGCTTTTGACGTGGCACCGTCGAGGCGCGACGGATCGCTCGTAATGGGCCAAGTCCTCGCCGATGGTCGTATAGGTGTAGCCGTGCTCGAGATATTTCACTCCGACGTATCTATAGATGAGCTCTTTGTAGCTAACGCTATTGCCAAGTGGGCCAAGATTTATTACCCGAGACAAGTCGCTTACGATAAATATACGTGCGCCTCTATTGCTAAACGCCTCGAGGTAAACGGCATACAAATACTCGACATATCCGGTACCAAGGGTTATCAAGCCTCAGGGGATCTCTACGAGGCTTTATCTAATAAGCGACTAGTCCACTCCGGACAAGATGAGCTAGTTACCTCTATGGCTAATTGCGCCGCTAAGGAGTCGGATGCAAGCTGGCGTATCGTGCGCCGTAAATCGGCCGGGCCCGTAGATATTGCTATCGGTTTAAGTATGGTCGTACACGTACTTACTCAACCGCTAGGTGAGGCTAAAGTTTACGTTTAGACACGCGAGGTAAAGCCGTACTAATGCTTGACAATATGGGAAAATGGAGACTATGGGACTACTACAAACACTAGGCTTTAAATCAGCTGAAAAGCAGACCGTAGAGGCTCAGTATGCCCCGGCCGTTATGGACACTACATACGGCTACGGATCTTTTAATACTAACTCCTCTTTTGGATATAACGGCGTAGGTATAGATCGTAATTTTGCTCTACAAGTATCTAGCGTTGCACGTTGCCGTAACTTAGTCGCTGGAGTTATTTCCTCGATCGACTTAGGACTATATAAAAAATCTACCGGTGAAAAACTTGGCTCTCCGGTTTGGCTTGAGCAGCCGGATCAGCGCCAACCTCGCAGCGTTACTATTGCAGCTACCGTTGATAGTTTGATGTTCTATGCGTGTGCGTACTGGCGTGTAACTTCTTTGTATGCTGATGACGGGAGACCGTCTGGCTTTGAGTGGGTCGCTAATAACCGCGTTACATATACTACTAATCAGTTTGGTACAGAGGTTAAAGATTATTTTGTAGATGGTCAGCTCGTACCTATGGCCGGTATCGGATCACTTGTAACTTTCCAATCTCTTTTGCCTGGGGTATTACAGTCTGCAAGTACGACTATTAAAGCTGCGTGGGATGTACAAAAAGCAGCGGCGGTAAGTGCAGCTACTCCAATGGCTACTACTATCTTAAAAAATAATGGCGCAGATTTACCCGAGACTCAGATACAGGGAATACTTGCAGGCTGGAATTCAGCGCGTAGAAATCGTAGTACGGCATATTTAACCTCTACTCTCACTGCAGAAAATATCGGCTTTAGTCCTAAAGAAATGGGATACGTAGATTTTAGCCAGTACCTCGCTACTGAAATTAGCCGCGCGATGAACGTGCCAAGTTATTTAATCAGTGCCGATATGAATAATTCTATGACGTACCAAAATATATTAGACGGACGTAAAGAGTTTGTCGCTTATTCTTTGCAGCCTTATATTTCAGCTATCGAGGATCGTCTCTCAATGAACGATATTACAAATAGCTCTAATCAGGTACGTTTTGCAGTAGACGATACGTTTTTACGTGTTGATGCAAAAGATCGTTTAGATATTATCGAGAAAATGCTAAATCTGGATTTAATAGATGTAAACCAAGCTCGATCTATGGAGCAACTCACACCGCTAGGAGATGCAAGTGCTACTAACGTTTAGTCAAGAGATCCAAGCTGCAGATACAGAGCGCCGGATCGTATCCGGACTTGTCGCACCTTATGGCGAGGTCGGACACACGAGCGCAGGCCCGGTAGTTTTTGAGCGCGGCTCGATCTCTATTCCGGATGCAGAGAAAATAAAATTACTATCGCAGCATCAACAAGATAAGCCGGTAGGCCGCGCTATTTCGTTTAGCGATTCTACCGCTGGAGTTTATGGATCCTTTCGTTTGAGTATGAGCTCTCGGGGACAAGATGCTCTACTCCTTGCGCAGGAAAATCTCGTAAGCGGCTTATCCGTAGGGGTAGATGTAACTGCCTCTAAGCCAATGGGAGATTACTTGCTCGTCACCGCTGCAGTCCTCAAAGAGGTATCACTTGTCGAGAGTGCCGCCTTTTCTAGTGCCTCGGTCGATGAAATTATGGCTGCACGTGCAGAGCTCGAGGCTGCAACAAGTACAAAAGAAAAAACTACTACTATTTCTACGACTATCGTAGAGATCGAAACAGAAACAGAAACAGAAATGGAGGAGGCCGTGACCACTGCCCCTGAAAATACACCGGATGAAACTCCGGTAGATGCACCGGCTGAGGCTGAAAAGGTCGAGGCTGCTCGTAAGATCATTCGTCCATCAGTACTCGACTCTCAGCGAGTCCGTACACCTATCGTATCTATGGCTACATACACAGAGCACAAGATCAAAGCTGCACTCGGTAGCGAAGATTCTCGCCTTTATGTAACTGCCGCAGATGATAGCTTTTCTACAAACCCTGCGTTTAATCCAACTCAGTACCTTTCAGAGTTTGTAACAAATACTCGATTCGGAACTCCTGCAATAGATGCCTGCAGCCAAGGCACCTTGCCGGCTCAGGGTATGAATATCTCAGTGCCCTCACTTGTTACCTCAGCTGGTGGCGGTAACGGTGTAGCTCCAGTAGTTACAGTCGAGGCCGAAGCTGGAAACGTGCAAAATACAGGTATGGTTACAGAGTATCTAACCGGTACAGTAAGCAAGTATGCAGGTATGAATACGATCTCAGTCGAACTCCTCGAGCGGTCGGATCCAAACTTTTATGCAGAGCTAACAAATCAGCTCCAAAATGCGTACCTTACGACTATCGACACTGCGGTACTTACGGCTCTACTAGCTGCAGGTACATACGCCTCAGCTACTACGGCTGATAGTGACGGAGTTATCGCTTATAGCTCACAAGCTGCAAAGCTTGTCTATGAGAACACCGGTTACTTTGCACAAAACTACATCGGTAACGGTGCACAATGGCAACTACTAATGGGCGCTACAGATACCACAAAGCGACCAATCTATAACGCTATCCAACCAATGAACGCAGCCGGACAGGTGAACCCGGGCTCTATCCGCGGTAACGTGCTCGGACTCGATCTCTACGTAGATCGTAATTTTGCGCAGACTGCAGTAGATGATAACTCTGCAATTATCCTCGCTCCTGAGGCGTTTACGGTTTACCGTGGACCTCAAGCTTATATGAGCGTAAACGTCGTATCTAACCTACAAGTACAGGTAGCTATTTACGGCTTTATGGCAACTATCGCAAAAATGCCTTACGGTATTATTAAGTTTGCGAAAGCATAAGCAAAAAAACTAATAGTCGGTAGGGCTCTTAGCCCTTTGAGCCCTACCGGCCCTTTTTAAGATAGGAGTAAAGAGATGCCGGCTACATACGTCACCGAGGCAGAGCTACGCGCTAACCTTGGTATCGAAAATCTTTACTCGAGCGATATAGTCGAGACGTGCTGCCAAACGGCGCAGGATCTCCTAAATCAGTTTTTATGGTTTGCCTCTGCTCCGGTAGTGGGCGTAACGCTACAAAATAACGTAGCTACCGCAATGATCGCTAACCCTATGATCTTTACTACCGGGCAGAGCGTAACCTTGAGTGGATGCGGCTCAACCTTTAACGGCACCTACACAATTACGGGGACTATTCCATGGAGTGCCGGGACTACGAATATTATCCCGTCTCTAGCTTGGAATACGAGCGTATGGAATTGGCCTAACGGCTATAGCTTTATCCAATTTTCTAAGACCGCAGCAAACGTTAATTTTTTCCGTATCTTGCCTTATGGCCAAGTATTAGGCGCAGACCTAAAGACAAACACTTACGCGACTACTCCGGCTATCCGTGAGGCATCGATGATTTTAGCCGTGGATATATGGCAGGCCCGACAAGTAAGCCAAACCGGCGGCGTATCTATTGACGGTTTTAGCCCTAGCCCTTACCGCATGGGTAATAGCATGATCGGAAAAATTAGGGGCCTTATCGCCGGTTACATGAACCCTTTAACGATGATCGGCTAAATCATGACCGCGCCGATTACCACGCTAAGAGCCTCACTAGCTGCCGCTCTTGCTAATACTAACGTTTGGAATACGTACGCGTATCCGCCTGCAACTATTACGGCAAACTCCGTAATCGTATCCCCGGCAGATCCATACATAACTCCAAGCAATAACAGTTACTCGAGTATCTCGCCTCTAGCTACCTTTCGTATTATCTGTAACGTGCCGTTATACGATAACCAAGGTAACTTACAAGGTATCGAGTCTATGGTTTGTGCCGTTTATGAAAAGTTAGCGGCCTCATCCATCGTTATGAATATCGGCAACGTGAGCGCGCCGAGCGTACTTTCCGTACAAAGCGGAGATTTACTTACTACAGATATCACTATCTCAATACTTACGAGCTGGAGTTAAAAATGAGCCTAACCGATGAAGATATCGCCTTTCTTATCAAGATAGGGCAGATCACCGAAGCACCAAAAAAAGACACCAAAGCAACAACACCTACTACAGAGAAAAGCGAGGAATAGGCGATGGCCGTATTTCTATCTAA